GCTGATAATTGGGTTAGGTTCCGAGCACCGTTAGGCATGCCAGATCCTGAGGACGTATATCAGCTTTATGAGTGGTCGCCTTGGCTAAGAAAGCCAACGCAGGTCTTAGTTAACTTCGGAGAGAAGTTCCCACGGATCAAAGACGCTAAATTTTGGTAAATCCTTCGCTAATTCGCCTGCGCACTCAGGACCGTATGCAACTCGCTAAGAGGGCTTCTAAGGATCGCATCTCAGCGACTTTCTCCGAAAGTAGGTATAAGACCTAAGCCTATCCTTAGAACGTCGCTTGCAAGCGATTCTCAGAGGTCGATGAAAACCCTTTAAAATCAATGACTTACAGCATTTGTGATCATTTACGATTTCATTAATGAAAACAAGCCTTTGCAGCTATCTGGCATTTATTTTCACTTTATTCATTTTAGGTCTTTAGTTTTTTGCTCAATAGCCGATACTCTTGATATGGTTGACATAAAAGCACAAAATCTGAAAGATGCGCAAGAGCGATGGGATGCCAATCAGCGTAATGGCGGGATGTTCGGTATAGTAGGACCGCGACCTAGTTGAAAGGGGTTAAGGATGAAAGTGGAAAGCAAAATTGAAGGTCAAATTTCAGATATCAAAAGGCTGCGTGACTGGGCTATCATGGTTATCCAGGATTGCGATGATGCGTTGAATAATATTGACTCGCCTAATGATGATTGCGATGTGCCTGAAGTTGAAGCGGAACTTTTCCTGAAGAATGCTAAAGAACATTTTACTCAGGGCGATACTTACTCCAAAGTTATTACTTGTTCCGATGAAGTTTGCGCTTTCTGTAATTTGGAGAAAGGTACTATTTACCGTGACTAGAGGGTAAAGGAGTTAACAAATGTCAAATACTTCAAACGTATCTATCGAACTAGCAGCAAAAATGATCCAGGCTTTTTCAAATGCTATTTTTGCCGAAACTTCATCTCCCGATAGCGAAGTTGCCGCTGAAAAAATGGATGAAGCTTGGACGTTAGCTTTGGAATGTGGATACGATTGGCGGGAAGACGGAAATTTCAAAGAATGGCTATACGGAACCGATAGCCCTAGTAAACTTGAAATGCTTATCGGCGGACTGCATAGAACGATGTACTATGCTTGCGAGACTAGCCTAGACGTTTGAAATTGGTAGCTATTTCGCTGTACTCTTTTGAGCGTATAGCGAAACAAGTACCGATGAAAGTTTGGTGCTGTAAAAGAAAGGGCAGGATGGGGAGTGAAGTGGGATTTTATACCGTAAAAGAATTGAACGAAATACAGAAACGGAAAGATGAATCTGAAGTTAATCGTAAAATCAAAGAGTACGATGCTTGGGCGGATTGTCTAGAACAATGTATTATTCTTGCGAATCTAGCAAATAGCGCAGGAGCGAAGTTGTGAAGAGAGTCGATACTCTCCTACGGACTACAGGGAAAAGTCGCGTTGCAAGCGATCCTGAGAAGCCTGTTTTAAATAGGCGGCATAGCTCGAATGGACCCAATGCAGAGCACTTAAATTATTTTAATTATTTTCGTTTTAGGTCTTTACTTTATCGGTAAGAGATCTACACTTGTGGCTGGAATAGTAAGGCTTTGCGCATTCCGCGTAAAGAAAAACAAAGGGGTTAAAAATGGCAGAACCCGCTGTTGCAGCAGAACCTACTGCTGCCGAAGCTGAATTTCAAAAGGCACGCAAAATCATCGAACCTCTTGCCCGTGGGGGTAAGAGCGATGAAGACATGATTGTCAAACTCATCAACTCAGGCTTCCAAGCAAAGAAGTCTTTCAAACTTCTGAAAACTGCTCTTGAAGATCTCGGCGTGCGAATGAGCGCAAAGGATCGTTTTGAGCAGGTGAGTGAGCTTCTTCTGAAGAATGACTTTGCGCCTACCGAGTATAGCGAAGTCAGAGATGTCTGCACTTATCTTACCTCCGAACTGGATGCGACGGATGAGAAGCAGGCGATGGTCGCTGTGCGAAAGTACGCGAAGGTCAATAACATCGAACTGCCCAAGAGGCCGAAAGGTGCGGGCGGGCCGAGAAGTGGTGGCAATAGCTTCCTGGCGAGAAAGTACAAGTGGATGATCGAGAACGCTAAGGAAGATACCGAAGCGTTTGTTGGCTTCCTTCAGAGCGAAGGCAAGAGCCAAGGTGCGATCAACTATCACGTCCGTGATTTCGACGTAGCTAAGCAGATGGCGGAGGTCATCAACGGATAATGGTGATGGCTCCTGGGCTAATAACTCAGGAGTAAACCGCAGGCTTGGTCCAAAGCCCAAGCCGGAAAAAGGGGCACAAAATGGCGAATGGCAATAAGGTAAATACTTGGGCAAATGATATTCGACGTAAGCTACAAATCAATAACAGATACGCTGCTGTCTCTGCATATGATCATCCTGAGGATCATACCTTTTTGGGATGCATCCACATTTACACACAGCGGTATCTCCTAAGCTTTAACGTTGACTTCAAGAACATCGTTTCTGTGAAGGTACGCGGGCGAGCGAATAGGGTGCAGCGAAAGTATATTGCTGATGAGATCCTGTCTGAGTTGGGCTACGCTACGACTCACAGGGGCGATTCTGTGTATACGGACGTTAGGCTAACGCGGCATCAGATCGTTCGATTGGTTATGGACCTGGAGCCTTGGTTCATGGTGGAGGCAGCGTAACTAGATTAACGTTGCTCTATCCCTAGCACGGAAACGTGTTAGGGATACGGGAATCTTAACTTGGTTTATAGCGGAGGTACTTAGCTAATTGACCAGATACAAACTCAGGGAAAACGATAGCGATGAAACGAAAGTGTGTAAGATCGCGCTCAATATGTTAGAGGATATTGGGGCGCGCAAGAGCGATGATGAATGCGATCGGTGTGGATTGACGCGCGCTCTAGCGAGATGCGCACTAATAGATGTTGGTGAAATCGGGGTCGATTATGACTGAATCTATTTTCGACGAAGATGAAATTGAAATAGCTGAACCAGAAACGTTTGGTGGATATCAAGCAGCTCAGATAATTGATAATCATTTAGGTAAATTGATCGAAAAATACGATATTACAAAAGAGAATTTGCGCGAATGGTTGTCATTTACTAGAGTCATCGAAACAAGTTTGCATCTTATCAACGAAAAAGTAGTACGCGTTGGTAATCTGAAGCAACGTAGATGGGATGATCCTCGGACCTAGCTAGCACAAAAGAAATTCGCTATACTACCGCGCAGCGGTATCCTAAATTGCAGGCTAATAAAAGAGGGGTAATTGCCTATGCAGTATCGCTAACCTCATAGAAGGTTCTCTTATCAACCGTTAGTAGATTGTGTTTCGCCATGCGGTGGCAATAAGTAGCCTTAAATGAAGTTATTAAACTTCGGCCGCAAACGTTTTCGGGTTCCCTTGTGAGCGTGCTCACCTGGGATTTAAAGCCCTGGCAACTTCATCTCCACGACGAATGTTGCCAGGCGGAGGCAGAAGAGAAGTATCCAAGGGTGGACAAACTACTGGGCGCCACGACGCTACAGGGACAAACCCACCGCTCTCGTGAGGAGAACAGCGGAACATTGATAGTTCGCCTCTTCTGTCTTTTTCTTGGGGGTAACTAAGAGGGGTTGAATAATGATAGCAAAGTGCATTTCATGTCACCACGAAATTCAGTGCGTGACTAACGTTGAGCCTTGCGATTGGTGCGGTCACCCTATGAAGTCAATAGGAAGTGACTACGTGTCAGATTGCGACGATACCATCACAGATCACAAACGCCCAATGAGTATTCCAGAAGACGACTCAGAACTGCCTTTAGATTTTATGCTAGATGGAGTTGATTCATCGTTACGGATTAAGTGAGGGGAATAATGGAAACAAAAAGTTGGATAACTATAGATAGAAAGGCACAAGGTTGGCCAAGTGGCGAATGGGATGACGAGCCTGATAAAATACAATGGTCTGATAAAGTAACTGGGCTTCCTTGTTTGGCAGTAAGACATGAAACTTCAGGACACTGGTGCGGTTATGTTGGTGTACCAAATAATCATGTACTTTATGGAGTTGAATATAGTGATGTACCGTGGGAAATTCAAGAAGATGTTCACGGTAGTTTAACATTTTCACAAAAATGCACCAAAGACAAGCTTGAATCAGAAGGAGTATGCCATAGACCTGGAGATGGAGAAACCGACGATATTTGGTGGTTTGGTTTTGACTGTGCTCATTCTGACGATATAACGCCAATACTTCTTAGTTTGGATAATGGTAGATTCATAGGTAGATTTTCTGCTGGGCACCATTCATATAAATCAATTAGATATATTCAAGCAGAATGTAAATCATTTGCAGAAAAACTAGCAGTATAAATGGTGAGGGGAAATGATCGAAACGTTAAGGGTAGCAAGAACGCTTAGCGCAGTCCAAAGATATTCACAAACGCGCCTGTTGAATCCAGAATCCGTTATGGAGCATACTGGATTTAATGGGCTTGTTTGTTATGTGATTTGCGAGAGACTAAATGAACTAGGTGAAGAACTAAATACTGGATTAGCTGTAATGAAAGCCATAGTTCATGACGTTGATGAAATCATCACTGGCGATATACCTATGCCAACTAAATATTACAGTAATGACATAACTAAATCGTTAAAGAAACTGGCTAGTGATGCTATTGTTGATATTGCTATGAATCTAAATCTACCTAAAATGATTAAGCATTGGGAAGAAGCAAAATTTGGAAGAGAAGGTGCAGTAGTTGCCCTCGCAGATATTATCGCTGTGGTTAATAAAGTCTGGCAAGAATCTGTAGAGTTCAGCAATACAAGTATCGTTTCTCACGTCGGGCCAACGCGCGAAATTGTGTTTGAAAGGATAGACGCGCTTGGAGAAATGTTGGAAACGAAAAAAGGCAGAGCAGAATTGATTAGGATGGGTGAAGATCTTGACATCCTACTTTCACAAATAGAAGCAAAGAGAACGTAATGGAAATGAACGTTGTTGCTGAAAGCTGGACTGGTAAGCTATCGAATGCACATCTTTCCGATATAGCTTGGTCATACTCTAGACCTGGTGATACCGAAACTCACGAAAACATATGCCAACTTGACGCTTCTATAAATGAAATACCTAGCGTTGTAGTTCAAGTTAAGTCAACAGCTATTGAACGTGAGATAATTACTACGATGCGGGATCACGTTATTTGGGCTAGAACTTCCCGCGTCGATGATGTGACAAAATTTACTGTACCTAGATTCTTCAAAAATGATTATCCACTCTATTACGATATACAATTCAAAATGCAAAAGGCTAAGAACGCTGGAGTTACACAGGATGAATTTAGGCTTATGCTTCCTTTAGTCCATGAGACTCAATACATGGCTAGATTTAGTATGCGTTCTTTACATAAACTCTATCACGAATATGAAAGATTGTCAGCTACCTGTATTGCTAACGATGTAGCTATGATGTTCAAAGAAGCTTCCGAAGTTACTTGGGATATTCTAGATGAGATGGGAATTGTGCATAACGATTGTAAAGAATACGATTTGCTACCTACTCCATCTAGTTTTGTCCACGGCAGAGTGCTTAGGGCAAACTCGATTATTTCTTGCCAATTGCGCGTGCCATTTTCACTTCGTACACACATAGTTCGGCATAGGAATCTCAATATACTTGATGAACTTCGCAAACTATGTATATTTGGAAGCATGGCTACTCTTAATTTACATACAGAAATTGAAATGGAAATTTCTGGTACATATTCAGACTGGGATTATGTTTTATCTAAGCGAAGTTGTTGGATGGCGCATCAAGGTCTTTGGGCACCGTTAGTTAAATTGGTATCATCAACGTTAAATTGTCCAATAACGTTACCGTGTGCGAATGGTAGTTGCCCTTATGAAGTAGATGCGAAATTGAGACTAACAGATGTTGACCCTGGATCACCTTGCCCTGAATATGCAGAGTTGTATGATATAAAATTAACTAGATCTCAATTGAATGACATGACTAAAACTGTAGTCTCTGAAGCTAGGTCAAGTTTCTGGACCAATAAAATTCGCAAATTGGAAGCCAAATGATAACTCCTATAAAAGTCTACATAGCAAGTCCATTTTTCAATCCTATTCAATTAGAAAGAGTTAAGTGGATTGAAGAGACTCTTGATGAACTTGGCATAAATTTTTTCTCACCTAGATCATTCGGAACACTACAAGGAATGACGATAGAAGAAAAGCGTATATCATCTAAAAAAATCTATAATTCTAACGTAGATAACATCAAAGATTGCAATGTATTTCTAGCTGTTCTTGATGATAAGGATACTGGAACTATATTTGAACTTGGATATGCAGCAGCTTACACGGAATACGCAACTAGTGAAAATGCGTGGCAAGATGCAATTACTATAGTTTCGATGAGTTTTGAAGGAAAAGGTTTGAACGTAATGCTTCGTGAATGTGTTGACACGCATATTTCTAGCAAAGATAAATTTCGTAGCATACTTTGGAAAATTAGAAATGGACAAGAGTTACCTAAGCATCTAGATGAAGGTGATATTGAATGAAGGAAAAAATCTCAGCTACATATATCCAAGATCAAAAATCACTTCACTCTCGCAAGCTACTTCCTAAGCCAAGACGTTGTGTTGTCACTGGAGTATCGCCAAATAATATCGGAGAAAAAATTGCCGATTTGCTTGAACGTACAGATTTTGAAGTATACATTCAAAGTCACGAGAGAGGTGACTTAACGGATATAAATGTAATATTGCGAATGCTTTATGTGCACGAAAATATAGACACTATCATTTTATGTCACGCAATAGCTGAATTGAGTTGGATTGAAGATCAAAAACATGAACAAGCTAACAGAATAATTGACGTTAATCTAATCAGCAATATGAAAATCATAGCTGAATTTGCAAAGATGACTATGAAGTGGTCTTGTCGTAAAACGATTATCGTTATTGGTTCAATGGCAAGTAGTATGGTAGCAAATGGATCTGCTCCATATTGCGCTTCTAAAGCTGGACTTCAACATTATATTAAGTGTGCCGCGTGGGAACTTGCGCCAAAAGGATTTGATGTTTATCTCATTAACCCTAGTAACGTTATTGATACTCCTATGACTAATCGAATTATTGAAGACCTTGCAGAGTTTCGCAATATCACACTAGAAGAAGCTTACAGTTATTGGGGCTCAACTAGCGTGCGCGGAGAATTTTTGCAGAAGGGTGAGATAGCTAAATTAACTCGTGACTTAGCACTCGGCAAATTTCCGTATCTATGTGGAACACCTCTAAATATGACAGGCGGGCAACGATGAGTGTTATAGATATATTTGCGAAAGCTGTTGAAACATTCAAAGAGCGTGAAGAAAAATATGGTGATACTCGCTACCCTGTAACAAAAATATTGCGGATATTATATCCAAATGGTATTAGCCTGTCCACTGAGCAAGATTTTCTTGAGTTCCACATCTTCCAATTAGTTATAGGGAAAATAGTGCGCTTCGCATACAGTGGTGACCAAGATTCAATTCACGATGCTGGTGTATATTCATTTATCCTAGAAGATATTGTTGAGGACAAAAAACGTGGATAATATTTTCATCGTCAAAAATTTAGAGTGGGCATCAGCATCTATCAAGCAAAAAATAATTGTTGGAATAGCTAAAAAATTCGGTTTGAATATACCAATCGCACAACCAAAATATGCTGGAATGTTGTCTACTCTCGAAAAACGCATGAATATGTCAATGCTCATAGATCAAGTTCTTGCATATAATATTGAAGGTGATGTTGTTGAAGTAGGATGCAACGATGGGAAGTCAGCTTGTTTATTTCAAACTTATTTACAACATTATGATCTGAAAAAGTCATTACATGTTTACGATAGTTTTGTAGGTTTGCCTACGCCTAGTTATAAAGATGAATTCCATTATTCTACTGGCGATATGGCTGCTAGTGTTGAACAATTGGTGGAAAACTTTCACTCATTAGGCTTAAACGTGCCAAATATTTATCCTGGATGGTTTAAGGATACTCTCCCTAAAATGCTGCCAGATAAAATTTGCTTCGCACATCTAGATGGTGATTTTTATGAGTCGATTTTGGAAAGTTTAATCTATGTGTATCCTAGATTAACTATGGGGGCAGTTTGTTTGATAGATGATTATGCAGATCCTGTTATACATAAATCGTCTAATAAACTTCCTGGTGTCAAGAAAGCGTGCGACAAATTTTTCGAGAATAAAAAAGAATCTGTTTCTATACTCTACGCAGGATATTATTCACACGGGTATTTTAGAAAGTTTTGATTTTCATAGACACTGAGACTACAGGGCTATTGAAGCCTGATGCAATAACCATGAACTTGCAACCGTTCATAACGGAATTGTATGCTGTTAAACTTACTGATAAGCTAGAATTTATTGACGAAGTTGACACGCTTATCAAACCACCTATTCCTATTCCAGAACATATAACTAAGCTAACCGGCATTACAGATGAGCATGTTGCGAACGCTCCGAAATTCATTCATATTTACCAAAAGCTAGTTGATCTATTTCTAGGCGAACGTGTAGTTGTCGGCCACAACATTTCGTTTGATCTTGGCATGCTGTATTGTGAACTAACTAGAATTAACTATCAATACCATTTCCCTTGGCCGCAAGTTTGGGTTTGTACTGTTGAGAAATCCGTACCTATAGAAAATAGACGCTTGACTTTAAGTAGGCTACATGAATTAGCTACGGGAAATCCACACGAAGATTCGCATAGAGCAAAGGCAGATACTCATGCCACAATTCGTTGCTTTAATTGGCTTAGCGAGCAGGGATTGATATAACAGGAGTTAGTTTAACGGGTAAAACAGTGGGTTGTGGCCCCGCAGAAGTCGGTTCTAGCCCGGCACTCCTGACCATAAAGGATAGTATGATTCACCTAGCACTGAGAACTGAATATAGCTTCAAGAAGTGTTACGGATTCTTGGATGATCTTCCTAAAATAGCGAGCGATTCTCTAGCAATCGGTATCGCCGACAATAACAATACGTTCGGTCACGTTAAGCATCACAAGAACTGTAGGAAGAATGGAATCAAGCCTATACTCGGCGTGAGACTTATGGTGTGTGATAGGCCAATAGAAAAGAAAAAGACGTTTGGACCAATCTATATTTTCATAGCCAAGAACGTTGAGGGACTAACCGAAATATACAAATTGGTTAGATTAGCTTATAGCCAATTCTATTATCATCCTAGACTATTTCAATCAGATCTTGTTAAGGTTAGTCCAAATGTTTTCGTAATAGCAAACAATTTTAACATTTCAAATCGCATAGACTTCATAGCCTTAGATCAAACTACACCTAAAATTTTAGCTAACTTGACAGGTATTCCTAGAGTTGCTATTTGCTTGAATTGGTACACAAACATTGATGACAAAATAGTGTATCAACTTCACGCTGGCGAACGCGGAATGGAATCGCAAACTTATCCGCAGCATATTTTATCTGATGAAGAATGGCTGTATATGTGGCCTAATAGGATCAATGAACTATCGCTTACACATGATATCGCAGCGTTGTGTGAAAATTATGATTTACCGCGTGCGCCTATGGTTAAATACAAAGGCAAAATAACTCTTAGGCAACTATGTGAAGCTGGCGCAAGAACGCGTGGAATAGATCTTAAAAATGGAGCGTATAAAGATAGATTTGAACGTGAAATGAAGTTGATTCTTGAAAGAAAATATGCCGATTATTTTCTAATCGTAGCACAGATGATCAAGTCAGCTAAAAATAAAATGTTGGTTGGTCCATCTAGAGGATCATCAGCTGGATCATTAGTGTGCTACCTAGCTAGCATAACTGAAGTAGATCCGTTGAAATTCGATTTGTTGTTTGAAAGATTTATCGACATCAATAGAGCTGATTTGCCGGATATTGACATTGACTTTCCAGACCTCAAACGCAAGGTAGTTATCAAAACGTTAGTTTCACTGTACGGTGAAGAACACGTTAGCAGGATCTCAACAATATCTAAGATGAATCCTAAATCGGCTATCGGCGAATTTGCTATGGGGCTTTGTATTCCAGCTTATGAAACCGATGCTGTTAAAAATTCTATCATCGAAAGATCTACTGCTGATGCGCGTGCGATGATGAGAATAGAAGATACGTTTGAATCGACAGAAGTCGGCATGGATTTCATAAAGAAGTATCCTGAAATGATGGTCGTTAAGCAAATAGAAGGACACGCTAGACACGCGGGTGTTCACGCAGCTGGCGTTATCGTTTGTAATGAGCCTTTGACAAATTACGGTGGCATAAACGTCAGAAACTCTGCGTTGATGATGGACTACAAAGATGCCGATAGCATAAACCTTTTGAAGATAGACTGCCTTGGACTTAGAACGCTATCAATTTTAGAATCGGTAGCAGATCAAATCAACATGCCGTATAAAAAATATTACAAGTTACCTCTAGATGATGAAAAGGTATTCGATATTTTCAATAGTTTGAGGCTAATTGGGATATTCCAATTTCAAGGTAACGCGCTTCAATATGTTACGCGGCAAATGGGAGTGCATAATTTTGACGATATCTGTGCTATTGGGGCACTTGGTAGACCTGGCCCGATACACAGTGGCGGAACTAACATATTTATTAGTAGGCGCACTGGTGCTGAGCCTGTTGAATATTTATCAAACCATCCAAGCGTCGTTAAGCACACAAAAGAAACCTACGGAGTTATCATCTATCAAGAACAATTGATGATGATAGCTAGAGAATATGGCGGATTGAGTTGGGAAGATGTAAGTGAGATTAGAAGATCTGCTAGCAAAAGCCTTGGAGAAGAATATTTTGGAAAGTTCAAAGACAAGTTTGTAACTGGCGCAGTCAAAAACGGAGCTAATGAAGATGAGGCTAGCAAAGTTTGGGACAACATGGTTACATTCGGATCATGGGGCTTTAACAAAAGCCATGCGTATGGCTATGGTCTTATTTCTTATTGGACTGCTTGGGCTAAAACTTATCATCCACTTGAATTCGCAGTAGCTAATCTCAATAACGCTAAGAGTGATGAGCAAGCGGTTAAACTTTTGAGAGATATGGTAAGGCACGATGGCCTTGAATATACAGCATTTGACGCTGATCTATCTGTAGAAGAATGGTCAGTACAGGATGGTAAATTGCTAGGCGGGTTGAAGAGTTTGCACGGTATCGGACCTAAGAAAGCGAAAAATATTTTGGAAGCAAGAGCAGGCAAACGTGACTATACATCAGCTATGATTAGAACTATGATGGATCCAGAAACTCAATTCAATATTTTGTTCCCGTGCGAACATTGGTGGGGCGATTTCTTTACTAAGCCTCAAGAGTTTGGGCTAACCAAACCACCTGCGGCAATCGAAACTATCTTGGAGCCTGGTGAATATCTTCTAGTTGGCAAGATGATGGATCGTAACTTACGTGACTTGAATGAAACTCAATCACTAGCACGCAGAGGCGGTCAATATATTACAGATCACAAATTCTTCCTAAACCTAATTCTTGAAGACGATACTGACACGATTGTTGTGACCGTTAATCGGTACAGATATGAAGAATTAGGCCGAGAGATAGCCGAGTCTGGCAAAGTTGGTCACGATTGGTATTTAGTAAAGGGAGTCATCAAGGATAAATGGCGTAGGATAGACGTTACCCAAATTATGAACTTGAATAATTGGGGTAAAGAAAATCATATGGGGCCAGATTCTTGATGCCTTACGCGCGCGCGCATACGCGTGCGCATACGCGCGCACGCGCGCGTAGGGGCGCGCGCGCTAGGATCGCCTGCAAGGGGTCTAAAGCTAGTCTCTAGCCCCTTACTACCTATCTAGAGACTAGCGCCTAACAGCGTTAAGCCTGCCTAGCCTCACTTAAATCTAGAGGGGAGAGTTTCCAATATTGGTTGCCGAACCCAGCCAGGGCCAGCCAGGGCCACCCGCCGCAACCCTGACTGGGCTGGCCGACGCGCTCGCACCAGCGCGTCAAGAAATAAACAACCACACTACAGAGCCTACGATTGCGCCAACTGGCCATGCGAGCCATTCTTTAATTCTATGATTTGTAAACCAACCAAACCAACCAACCTTTTCACGATGTAGCTTCCCATCTATCACAGACCAATAGTAACGATGCTGAGTTTTTTCAAAGAAAAATCCTACAAATAGAAACGACGGGATTGCTAGAAAAGCGTTAAACGAAATTGCTATTGTAATTGCTATTGCTGCGATAATGTGTAGTGCGATTCCCATTATTGTATCCTTGTTTGATAGCAGTTTTTCTCAAGATACATGATCCTGTGGCCTACAAGTACCTGCTTCGTTGGTTGGTCGTTTTCATCGTACTCGAATATTGAGTTAAGAGCGATGGCATATTCGAGAGTTGGTTCAGTTTCGCCTTCCCAAAATGCCGCTCGCTCACAGTTACCGCTTGGACTTACGCAACTTGTCACGAACAGCGCCACCAAGGCCACCCATCTTATCCCATTTCTCACCAAGCTTCTTGAATTTGACATTAGCCTTTACCTTTTCCTTGAGATTCTTCTTGCCTACTCTATCACCACCAGCTTTATAAATCCAAGCAACAATGCCGACAAAGACAAGTAGAATGGCTAATCCAATTGCGAGTTCAGGCGTTCCAGGTATCAATCCAAGCATCAGACATTCTTAGCTTTGCCATTATTCATAGCAATAAAGTTAATGCCGTCGGCAAGATGCTGAGCAATTTTATCATCTGTAGTATTAGGTGTGTATCTTGCCAAGATTGCAAATGCACCAACAACTTGAAGAAGCATCGCTGCGTTCTCAAATACCCAAGTACCTACGCCCATAATCCAGTCCATTTTTATCTCCTAATTTTTATCACTTGCGTTCCATACTTCGGAAAATCTCTTACCTCTTGTATCAACAAAATGACCATAATCCCAAGTCAAAGTTTTCTTTAGATCACAAGCAGCACAAATTCTTCTTAGTCGATCCCAAGGCCAGTCCATGCTCCAGTTCTTTCTACCAGGGAATCGACCTTGTTTCTTGAAGGCCCAGTCAATTGCTCTAGCTTTTGGCTTACCATTTTTTCTAAGATTGTGCCAGCCTCTCTTTACCTTAGTAACTATTTTGCCAGGAGTAGTGCGCCCTTGGTTGTAAAGTTTCATCTGACGACTTAATTTGTCATATGTTCGTATTCTTTTGAGTGGATACCCATAAGCTGCCATCGCAGCTTCAACAGCTCTACCTCGCATGGCTGTTCCTGGATCTAGATCATCAAAAGATTTACTCATTGACCTTCACACCTACCTTTGCACACTCATCTTTATCCTTCAATTTTTCATTCAAACATAGTTCTTTTGTGAGTGAGGCTTTAGCTTCATCAGCTGTATCCTGTGAAATATGAATATCACGAAGCTGTTCAATATATGCTTCATTTATGTTTGCTTTATCTTCAGTCTCTTGAGAAGATGAAATATGATTAAGACCAAAAGCAACAACTACCACTATAGAGACAATAGCACCAGCCCACTTTGCAATTTTAATAATCATGGCTATCCCCCATTGATTCTCTTTAATTGACCCTCCACTGATGCAACTCTTTCGCCAAGTTTCATTAAAGTTTTATCACACCTCGCAGTATTCTCTACTGTCTCATTGAGTTTCACTTCAATAGTTGTAAATTTCTTTGAACCTTTCCATGCTATTGAAGCTACAGATGCCAATACTGCGACGGGTACAAGATCCAAAATAACTTGAAGCATTAGATACTCGGCGCAAAATGATCACGATAACCAAGCACGTTTACTTCCAGCGTACCATTCAACGTTCTAGTAATTGCGTAAGAGAATTGAGGCGAGGCAGGGACTGTGACTGGAATACTCATCTCAGCCAAACCAAAGCCGTTAATATCGCCGCCACTATCCCAAACAGTTGCATAGAGGCAGAAAGGTCCACTTGTTCCCATCGCAGAAATACGATTAGCCAACGCCGTAACAGCACCAGTAGCATTACCAACAGCAAAACCAAGTAGGCCAGAAGCAGAAGGTGACTCGCCATGCGCGCTCAAAATTATATGCGAAGCTGTTTCTGGCAAGTTAACGGCTTGGGTTTTCCAAACTACTGCCGCAGTAGCACTAGGCGAGATTTGGTGATCTCCGTCCATGTTAATAAATCTGACTTCTTGGCCAGGGCCCCAAATCGTATTCACAATATCTTCACCAGCATCGTTCCAAAAACTACCAATACAAAGTTCATCTGTACGGGTGGGATGGTATCCAACAACTCCAGCAGCACCAGGAAGTACAGGCGGAGTAACTGAAATAACGGGAGTCATAACTCCAGCAATATCATCAATGTATAGATAGTAAGCTGTAGAAACAGCTTCAGATCCAACATCAAGAACTGAACCGCCGACACCAAAATCATCTAGTATGAATATTAGATCCGCAGATCTGGTAAGGATCTTGCCATTAATAGCCATCACAATGTTACCAAATGTACCAGGACTCAACGTTATTGTTGTAACATCTGTTGTAACTAGATGGCCAATTTTCAAATTAGCAGGACTACCTTGTAGAGCAACAAGTTCATCAGAAGACCATCTTGAAACATTAAATCTATCATTTGATAAATCAAATCTAAGCCAAGTATCACGAGTAGTAGCAATATCACTTGGGGCCAGAACAGCACCATCCTCTCTTGTGATATTTTTAACACCAAGACCATCTACATTTACAGTAGATGCCCCTGTATTAGCATTAGTTGCTCGGAATCTAACTACCATTCCATCAAAATAATTAGGCGGAGCTTGTATGCCAGTTATTCTTGTAGCAACATAAGCGTCAGCTGGACCGCTACCAGTATAAAATTGACTAGCAGCAGCATAAGCAGCAAGACCTTTACCAAGTTGATCTAGATCAGCTGTGGTAAGAGCTTGACCCCAAGCTTCAATAATATTTTGTAGCTCTGACGGCACCTCATTCCATTCTGCGGCCGTCAGAGTACCACTAGTAACTTTGTCATTCAGATCTTGCATTACTATCTCCTAGAATGGATTTTCAAAAACTACTTCTACATTAGCTGGTTTAATTTTATCGAACAAGCACTCCAAAAGCGCAAAATCATTTGTTCCAAATGTTATCGGAAACGTATATGGAAATGTTTCACCAATAGGCACAGTAGCCCTGACTATTATTGTATGAGTAGCTGCTTCACCAGTTGGATAAAATTTGATTGGAAATACAAATGGAAATGCTCCATGTACAGATCCACTTTCTACTTCAATTGGTATGCCAAATTTCAACGCAAACGCAACAAACTCTTCAGCAGTCTGAAGATTGGAACATCCAAGTTTTATTACAATATGAAGTCTACGTTCATCATCAGTTCCAACAACGCTGAAACAACTATCAGGTATACCAACTGCCTTTTCCCATTCACTGATATAAAATTCAGTCATATCTGGAACGGTATCAACACGAAACAAAGCTATAAGAGCATCAACTCTCAAAAATTCTCTAGCAAAACCAAGAAGAAGTTTTCTTATATTTGTACTAACAATATTTTTAGCAGCAAACGCTTTACCACCAGGCAAATAATTTGCTATTGTCTGAGCTTGTTGCTGCTTTGATAGTACAACGGGAATATTGCTCATGGGAATGTTACATTTCCAAGTGTGCCAATTTCACCAGCAGCTATAACAATATCAGCTGGTGGTGTAGTTAAAGTAAAACTAACCAATTTATCACCAGTAACTAAATCAATTGTATTGAAAATAGCAGCATTATATGCTTCTTCAACTATAGTTACGCCAACCAATGTTCCCTCGGCAAAAAATTGCTTTAGACTATTTTCAATAGCAGTTCTCATAGTTGATGTATCTGGAGAGATAGCGCTGAATGTAAAATCAGTTGATACAGGAGTTGGTGCCTCAACAATTACGCTAAGAGTATCTGTGTTAGCTGGCTTGATAGCATCTATAGCTGCTTTCACAGTAGCTACTTCAGAAGAATCTGGTATTGTATTTGCATCATTATCTCTCATAAAACGAATAGTAACAGCACCAACTACTGGTGTTATTTCTTCAACGAAAACTCTAGTCACTCCAGATACAGCTTTAGCAACATCTATAATCTGAGCTACATTAAAATTAGCAATTGGATTTTGTATACGCTCCAACAATCTCAAGCGTAAATCAGCATCACTTTCTTGATCTGCTCCACCTCCCAATGCTCCAAAATCTACGCTAGCATTAGTATCAACATCTGTGATTGGACTCTGTAAAGAAAGTACAGTATCAAAAAGTTGATTCTGATCCACTCCAAAATCATCAGACTGAACTGGAATAGATACAGAAGTGAATCCAAGAAGAATAGTGCCAGTAGCTGGAGTTGATGGTGAACCAGTTACTGCATACGTTAAAGTTTTATCACCAGTTACAGTAACCACAGCATCGACTACATTATATTCAGTTTCTACAGCTCCTGTTATTGTTATCAAAACGTTTGATGCTATAAGATGATCGTTTACAGTAGTGAGAGTAGCTACAGTACCAACTCTAGTAATTGAGGCAACGTTAAGAGATTGAAGAACAATGCTACCACCAGCAGTAGCTTTATATTGTTTACCATCACTAGCAACCCAAGTAGTTGCATCAGCTCCTGTGATAATAACTCCGCCAACAGTTCCGGTGACAGCCAATCTTCCATTAGCTGTGGTAGCTGCTGTTCTAAGAATTTGCCAAATAGCTGCCCATTGCTCCAAGTTAAGAGTAGCAGTATCAGGAATTGCTTCTAGCTCAGCTCTTTTAAGAGCAAAGTAAAAATCAAATACTCTATTGGCTAAAGAAGTAGCAAGAGCACCAATCCAACTATTCTTTAGAAATGGATTAGAGTTTGGCAGCTCTCTACTAATATCAACCTTTATACGTTGATCTACTTCAGTTGCTGTTTCAGGTACATCAAGGGCCATTATATTATATCCCCAATTATTAAACCCATCAACGCAAAGAATACATCATTACCATTTTTTATAATTGATGGACCTCTTCCGCCACCAAGGCCAGGAGATGTTCCAGCTCCATCAGTACCAAGTCCATCTCCTAATGCGCCTGCACCATTTCCGCCAGTCCCAACATCTTCTCCACCTCCACCTCCACCTCCAGCTCCACCTGAAATAATTCCACGATTTATTATTGTTACATCATGAAATAATTCAAGAGCTGCAAATCCATTATTGCCATTTGTAGCACCGTGAGTAGATGTAGCTCCAGACACAGCTCCAATACTTCCAAGGCCACCGCTAAATAGCCCTCCAACTAAACCATCATGAGCGCCATCGTCCGATCCACCACCAACACCAAATGTTGCTCCACCACCGCCTCCACCGCCAATACTACCATCACCAAGATCGCCACCACCGTCGCCACCTTTACCACCACCACCAAAAATTATTGAATTTATTGTGTTACCTGAAATCAATATTGTAGTATCTGGATGCCAAGGACCGCCAGTACTCATAGCAACAGCAGCAACTGGCACTATACTAGAAGAATAATTTACAACAACATCAACGGCATTACTTGGTTTACCAGCCAACTCAAATATATTTATAGTAGGACCAACACTAGAAACTGGTATAGTAAGCGTTATATTATTTGGTATATCTGGACAAGGTATAGCGGTATTATCCCATAGCGTGAAAAATCGTCTATCAACTTCAGAGTTTGGACGATTTATTACAACTTCAAGATTTATACCATTAGGAGTTATTACAGCCTCAACACTTTTAATTGCCGTAGCAAATCCATCGTCTACCAACCATTGCAAAGCATCTCTAGCAGCTATAATTATTCCATTAAGCACAGTTATAGTTAGTCTAGATTGTTCAAAAAGCCAAATCTTAGAACCTATTTCAAAATCTGGTGTGCTTTCATTACCTATCCAACCACGTCTCAATCTAGATACTGCAACTTCAGATTCATTTGCTCTACGCTCAGCAAACAAACTAACTATAATAGCAGAATCGAAAAAATCTACTGATAGAATATCGCCATCTACACCAATATCTAAATCAAATAGATCGCCAGCTATTTGTTTTAGACAAGCGTCAATTCCAACTGTCATCTATTCACCCTTCAAAACACTTGTCGTATCAGTACCAATTACAGCTACCGTATCATTTGCTCCAGCAGAGGCATGAGAGTGACTATTAAATTTAGCAAGAAATGCTTCATTACAAAGAGATTCAACAGAGCCACCATTACCTGCTTCTATTGCTGAGGCAATAATATCAACTAACGTATTACCATTAAGTTCTATTGTACCAGTTGCATCAATCGTAGCTTTTCCTGTAACATCAGCAAGCATATTGCCAATAACTCTAATATTAACATCCTTCTTTGAGTCTATATCTATAGTTCCATCTTTGAGAAAATGGATAAAAGATTTTGTCTCTGGGTGAAATATTAACACCTCACCTTCTTTCAATGGCGTCGGAAGCAATGGATCAATTCTATCCTGTGGACTCCCAGGGAACATAACTCTATTTTCAGGATCAGCATCTACGGCAAACATTAAACACAAAGCATCCTTACCTGGATTAGCATGATAACCAAACGGATACCAAGCTACAGCATCTGCTGATTTGCCCATATATGTAACTTGGTGTAGTGGAAATGATTGATTATCTTTACTGAACGTAGAGATACTTGACCATCTCACCAAAGCTTTAAGCATATTAACTACGCCCATTATCTTTCCGGTGTTCTCAAAAGAGCAAGTACATCTTCAACATCTTCAGTAAGTCCAATACCAAGCCTATCAACTACATCAAGATCCTCAGAAATTTCAGGATCAATACTCAAAAGATATGAACTTTTATCAACTAGAGCCAAAGTTGTTAATCTACCCTCGCTGCTTAAATTAAATTCAACTGAACTTACCAACATACGTGAGTTAATACCGGCAAATTCATCATTAACTTGAATCAATTCATTAACGGCCCAAATATTTCCAGTTTGATTGCGGAAGCCATGTACTGTTGCCGAATAGATTTTCCCACGAGCCCTGCGTACATTAGCTTCCCATTTTGCTCTATCTATAGGAGTTGATCCAGCATTTTCAGCAACAAGCACCAATTGTCTACCTGCGCGTATCTCTTTATCTGTAGATTGTCCATTCTGGGAAACTATTGTTTCATTACTAAATCTTCCAGCGTTAACAAGTGCTACAGGATTAAGTTGTGTGGACATTCTATAGACGTTGTATCTACCAGTGGTATCATAACTTACTGAATATTTGAGCACATTATTATCATTGCGTCCAATTAAATGTTGCAATGTAGCATCAACTTCTTCACTTTTTGATCTTGTTATCAACACGTTGCCATCTGCATCTGACGATAGCAATACCTGTCTCTTTCTAGCAAGAGTTTCAATGAAATCCCAAACATCTTGTCCAGGTTCAGGAGATGCTAAATCCTCAGCTGTAACATATGGCTTTGGCTCAAATTCTTCTACTACAGAAATTGTGCTTCCAATATGTTTAATCACTATTTCAATAATTCGTTTCAATGTAGTAACTGGCCTGATATCATCTAACGATCCAAGGTTAGAATCAAGAAGATCACCAGTGTTATCCCTACCAGTTACGCTAATAGAATGATCAGAAGAATCACCATCAACATTTACAATTTCTATATGTCCAGTAATTATTTTCTCACCATCAACTTTTACTATACAAGCTTCACCACCACGAAATGGCAGTGGATCACCTTGATTTGAAGTCAACGAAAATGAGAATGTATTTGTTAGAGCATCAAGCCTAACTGTAGCAGATGCTGAAGTAAAGCCAGCAAATTCAGTTCCATCAACTTCTAAAATCATGCCGTAAATATCCTAATATCACCTTGTTGCAACGCTGAGTCAAAAAATTCATTAAGCTCAGCTATTTCTTCACCCAGATCAGATTCACCATAATAAGCAAATGCTAGCAACCTAGTGGATGTTGGATTTGTTTGTACAGTTATTATTTGACTAGTAGTTAGTTTTTCTTCTTCAAAAAATTCTTGCGTGACAACTCTTAAATCCGTTAGAGCGTCAACAATATCAGGATCTACAACAGGATCAAGTGCCAATTTGTCGAATTGAACTTCAAGATTTGATTCAGCTTCATTGATTGATTCAACAGTTTCATATTCAACTTGCGAGGCATTTAAGTAACTATAGCTTAACGCTTCTGATTGAACCACAGAATTCATGATATCATTATTTCGTTTTCTTTCAATGGCAATTGCTGTCGTTTGTGGTAAATTGATATCATCGTCGCCAAAATCATATAGATTTTCAAAGGCCATAAGAGTACCATCTGAAGTAGAATATAAACCACCAATGCTACTCATTATGGCATCAACACTATCTGCTAAATCTGATGGCCTACTAACAAGGCCAACAATATCAGCGTTAAAATTTGATAGCAAATTAGTATGCTTATTATTTTCATTAGTTAATGTTGCTATTGGACTTGTTGCCTCATCTACTGCTTTAGAAAAATTTATTAGCTTATTTTGAGCAGCTTCAAAATTACCAGTAGCTGCCTGTGTGACTTCCCATGTTTCAGCAAGGGTATCTCTTGCTAAACCAATCATTGATTCATGTAATGTAGAAACTCTACCAATGACACGTTTATTTTCTACAGGTATACCATCAGTATTTGATACTTCAAAGGTGATAGATATTCTACCGTCACCAAGTCTTGAAACATCTTCTGATATACTAAATGTTCTACAAACTATATTATTAAGTCTGCCGTACCAAGGGTGAATTAGAACACCAGTACCACCTTTCTCCAAAGCTGCAATCAATTCATTTCTAACATTGAGATATGATATAATTATTTCGCCTTCAATATCACGACGAGCGGCTATCGTGCCACTCATACTAAAAATTCTTTGCTTCAAACCTAAATCTTCAATTACTTGAAGATCAGAATCAATAAATTCCTTTTTAGAATCTTTTCTACCACCAGCTGTATCGGTGCTGGTAATAAAAAATACTGCATTCCTATATGATGCTTCATGTAATTCATCAATTCTCAAGATGGACCCTTCAAATTTGTACCAACATCAAGTTGTGGAGTATTGCCACTAGTTGTAGTTTTCATATTATCAATTGTCCCACCTGGGTCATTCATATTAACTTCAACTGTAGCCTTGCTTGATTGGGTTATTTCTCCTGATCCAACGACTTCAGCAGAAAGATCATCGCTACCAAATCCAAAAAATTTTGCAACTGCTTTACCAAGTTTCTTTATATCATCCCACCACAAAAAGATAGCAACACCGGCGGCTATAATAGCAGCAGCAATAGCAACTGGTACAGTAAATATAAAGCCAAAAATAACACCAAATGCTGCACCAATACCAGCAAGTACAGTCATCATAACTGCTATGCCGATAATTATAGGTGCCAAAACTGCTACAAAAAGCAATCCAAATGAAATCCATTTCTTTGTAGTATCAGACAACGATGTGAACCAATCAATCAATCCTCTTATTGCACCAGCTATAAATAGAAACATTGGTGCTAGATTCCCACCAATTTCTATTCCTAAAGCTACTATATTGCCTTTAAGCAATTCAGTCGATTTAGCAAACGTTTTCATTTGCTTATCAAATGCAGGACTCAATTGATCCTTATTCATGGACTTGACTGTTTTGTTAATATTTTGAAGAGCATCACTTTCCAATGATGCTACGGCAGTAAAACCACGAATATTTGGAATTGCTTTGATTAGCAAATCCTCATTCTTTTCTCTCAATCTATTGATCTGTTCAAGAGTTTTAGTAAATGGTTGAGCACTAAGAGCAGCGGCACCAAATGCAATGCCTTCTGCTGCAAGAATTTTTTTAGATTCTTCTGATGGTTTCAACAAACTAGTGATGGCACCTCTTAATGAAGTG